GCTAAAACACTTATGGACGATCCGCTATACAAGCAAGTCTTTGAAACTAGACTAAGAGAAGATTCACAAGCCGCGGGCAAATGGGAGACATCCCAGGGTGGTGAATATTATGCAGCGGGCGTCGGTTCGGCCATCACGGGCCGTGGAGCGGACTTATTGATTATTGATGATCCACACTCGGAACAAGATGCGCTGAACGCGACTGCATTAGAACGAGCCTATGAATGGTATACCTCAGGTCCTCGTCAGCGTTTACAACCTGGAGGAACGATTGTTTTGGTTATGACCAGATGGAGTCAAAAAGATTTAACAGGTATGTTAATGAAAGCACAAAAAGAAACAAAATCGGATCAATGGGAAGTGATCGAGTTTCCTGCGATCATGCCAAGTGGAGATCCTGTCTGGCCTGAGTTTTGGAAGTTAGAAGAATTAGAAGGTGTCAAAGCATCGCTTAGTGTTGGAAAGTGGAATGCCCAGTGGATGCAAAATCCAACTTCCGAAGAAGGAAGTATTATTAAACGTGAATGGTGGAACGTGTGGGATAAGGATTATGTACCTCCCTTACAACACGTCATTCAAAGCTATGATACTGCTTTCTTGAAAAAAGAAACAGCCGATTATAGTGCTATTACGACCTGGGGTGTATTTTATCCAGATGCAGATAGTTCAGCTAATTTAATATTATTAGATGCAGTCAAGGAAAGACTAGAGTTTCCTGAGCTAAGACGTAAAGCACTGGAGCAATATGCTTATTGGAAGCCAGAAACAATTGTAATAGAATCGAAAGCTTCAGGCTTGCCTTTAACCTATGAATTGCGTAAGATGGGGATACCCGTGGTTAATTTCACTCCTTCCAAAGGAAATGATAAACACGCAAGAGTAAACGCCGTAGCACCACTATTTGAAAGTGGTATGATTTGGGCGCCTGAACAAAAGTTTGCAGAAGAGGTAATTGAGGAGTGTGCTGCGTTTCCTTATGGAGACAATGATGACTTAGTTGATTCGATGACGCAAGCGGTCATGCGATTTAGACAAGGAGGATTTGTATCTCACCCAGAAGACTATGAAGACGAGCCACTTCTACAACAGGAGATAAAATATTATTAATGTCGATTTTAAAATTATTGTTTGCACTTAATCCAAAAAACTTAAAGCTTGTAAAAGCGGAGAAAATGACTCCTGATATGGCAAATCAAATTGATTCCTTTTTAGGAAAAATAGGTGCAGTAGTTAACATTGGAAAATACAAGCTTACTCCTAAACAAACAGAGTTTTGGCTAGATCAAAGAAAAGAACTTACAAGATACGAAAACAAATTAAAAGAACTACAAGATAAAAATAAATTAAAAAAAAGAGAAGGTATAGAAACTTTACCTGAAGCAGATGTTATAGATTTTCCTGTTAAACCAAAACCACCAGAAGGAGAACCTTTTGCAATTGGTGGTAGAGTGGGATTTAAGAAAGGTGGCAACTATTGGTTAATGGTTCAAGAAGCATATGATGCTGCAGGAGGAGAAGAACAAACAGGATTAAGTCTTTTTGATTTTGCGAATAAATATTTTCCAAGGATGGCGGATGGCGGACGAGTTGGATTGATGGCAGGTGGAATTTTAAAAGGTGGTAAAAAAATATTAGATCTTACAAAGAAAGCAAAAAAAACAAAAAAAGATGTAAAGCGTCAAATGACAGATGAAGAAATTAAAGATTTTGCAGATGAATATGGTATAGATCCAACAGATGAATATTATACTTTTGATGGCACACTTGCTGATGCAAAAAGAATATTAAAAGAATCAGAAGACTACAAAAAGTATATGTACCAACAATATAAAAAGGGAAAATTAGATCCTGTGGCAGGTGAACAAAGTCCAGCTAGAATGAAATTATTACGACAAAAACTTGAAGAAGCAGGTGCAATAAAAGATAAAAGATTAATTAGTGACGATGAATTAGAAGAATTATATGAACTAGAAAAACAATATTTAAAACCAAATGAAGAATCTTCCTTTCCTAAAAAAGGAATGTTTGATGATGTGTTTGATAAAATGTTTAGTGAATATGAATACGATCAATATATAAAATCTGGTCGCAAACCAAACGCGGACGGCGGATCAGTAGGAATGAATGTAGATGGTTATAAAAAAGGTGGATCCGTCAAAAAATCATTATCAGAAAAAATTATAGGTTTTTTAGGTGGCAAAGATGCTACCGCAGCAGAATTAGGATTATTGGGTATGGAACAATTATATAATTTACTTGGATTACCTTTTTATTCAAATGGAGGTGCAGTTGGTATGCCTCCAATATCTACCTCAGATCCTAAAGAAGCAGGAAAAATTATTTTAGATTCTATTTTAGGAAGTAGTGTTGAAACTATTCCTCTTTATCAAGGAGACAATTTAGGTATCACAGCAGGTTTTGGAATAGGTAGTCAAAGGCCTATTGATTATGGTGTTGGTTTTAACTATGGTAATTTTCAAGGTGGAGTTCAAATGAATCAAGGCAAACCTTCTTTTGGTATTGGATACAGAAAAGAATTTTCAAATGGAGGAAGAATTGGATATAAAGCTGGTGGAGTCCAAATAAATGTTAGATCTTTACCTGCTACAGCAACTGATGCAATTAATCAATTTGGTCAAGATGCGTTTAATGCACGTAATTTACAACAGTACTATTATCCAATAGGAGCAACAGGAGACGCGGATCAAGGAGCTAAAAAACCAATTGGTTTAGTACCAGCAGGTACTATTTTACCACCAAAACCAGGAACGATTGGTTATAAAGAACCTGAACCAACACCAACACCAACAACATCGATGGCAGGAAAAGAATTAAGAACTAGTGTTGTAGAACAATTAAAAAGATTAGGGTTTATTTTATCCGATGAAGATTTAAAAAGAATATTAAGTACCTATGGAGTATTATCCTTAAAAGATGGTGGGACTGTAGAAACAGGTTTGACAAAAACCATTCCACCTGTTAGAGGTCCTATGTCAGAAGGTGTTGAAAGTTTGTTCAGAACAAGATAGATTAACAAAATGGCAGAAATAGATAAAGCATTACCTAATACAAAAGACGCTGAGTTTATGGAGACAGAAGTTGTTACTCCAGAAAATGAAATTAGTATTGGAGAAGTTGTAGAAGAAACTGAAGGACCTGAAATTATTCAAACTGAAGATGGAGGAGTAGAAATTTCTTTTGATCCATCTACAGCTCCTATGGGGGAAGTAGGTCATTTTGGAAATTTATCTGAAGTTTTAGATGATGAAATTTTAAATCCATTAGGTTCTAAACTTACTTCTGATTATTTAGATTATAGACAATCTAGAAAAGATTGGGAAGATACTTATCGAAATGGTTTGGATCTTTTAGGTTTTAAATATGAAAAAAGAACCGAACCTTTTAGAGGTGCATCTGGTGTGAATCATCCTGTATTAGCAGAAGCAGTTACTCAATTTCAAGCACAAGCTTATAAAGAACTTTTACCAGCAGACGGTCCAGTTAGAACTCAGATTTTAGGTGCCATTACTCCACAAAAAGTAGATCAAGCTACTCGTGTTAAAGATTTTATGAATTACCAAATCATGGATCAGATGAAAGAATATGAACCCGAATTTGATCAAATGTTGTTCTACCTTCCCTTGAGTGGATCAACCTTCAAAAAAGTTTATTACGATGAACTATTAGGGCGAGCGGTTTCTAAATTTATACCTGCCGATGATTTGGTAGTGCCCTATTCTGCAACCAGTTTAGATGATGCTGAAGCCGTGATTCATGAAATTAAAATTTCCGAAAACGATTTACGAAAACAACAAGTGGCAGGATTTTATAAAGACATTGATCTCCAACAACCTGCAATGGACAGTGATGAGATTACCAAAAAAGAACAAGAGATTGAAGGTATTAAACAAACGAAACAAGATGACATTTACACTTTACTTGAGTGTCACGTAAATATTGATTTAGAAGGTTTTGAAGATACAGATCAAAATGGTGAGCCCACAGGTATTAAACTTCCATATGTTGTAACAGTTGAAAAAGATTCAAGAAAAATTTTATCCATTCGACGAAATTATAAACAGGATGATTTAAAAAAAACAAAAATTAATTATTTTGTTCATTATAAATTTTTACCGGGTTTAGGATTTTATGGTTTTGGTTTAATTCACATGATTGGTGGATTAACACGAACTGCAACTTCAGCACTTAGACAATTACTCGATGCTGGAACATTATCTAATTTACCTGCTGGATTTAAAACCAGAGGTTTACGAGTTAGGGACGATGCACAACCATTACAGCCTGGAGAGTTTAGAGATGTAGACGCTCCAGGAGGTAATATTCGTGATAATTTTATGACACTACCTTTTAAAGAACCAAGTGCAGTTCTATTTCAATTATTAGGAGCAGTAGTTCAAGCCGGTCAACGCTTCGCGAGTATTGCTGACATGCAAGTGGGCGATGGAAATCAAGGCGCGGCTGTTGGAACTACCGTAGCACTCTTGGAACGCGGATCGCGTGTCATGAGTTCTATTCATAAACGATTGTATGTGGGACTGAAACAAGAGTTTAAATTACTCGCAAATATTTTTGCTACTTATTTACCACAAGAATATCCTTATGATGTAGTAGGTGCACAAAAAAATATCAAAGCAACAGATTTTGATGCAAGAGTAGACATTTTACCTGTAGCAGACCCTAATATTTTTTCACAAACACAAAGAATATCCATGGCACAAGCACAATTACAATTAGCACAAACCAATCCACAGATGCATAATTTATATGCTGCTTATCGATCGATGTATGAAGCATTAGGAGTAAAAGATATTAGTTCTATTTTACCTCCCCCAGAACAACCGATGCCAATGGATCCAAGTTTAGAGCATATTAAGGCATTAGCGACTCAACCCTTTCAAGCCTTTCCTGGACAAGATCATAGAGCACACATTGAAGCACACTTAAACTTTATGCAATTGAACATGGTGAGAAATGCTCCTATCGTTATGGGCGCAATTCAAAAAAATATATTAGAACACATTAGCATCATGGCACAAGAACAAGTTCAGTTAGAATTTGCACGTGAATTACAACAACTTCAATTAATGCAACAACAAGCCATGCAAAATCCACAGATAATGCAACAAGTTCAACAATTGACACAACAAATTGAATCAAAAAAAGCTAAACTAATTGCTGAAATGACACAAGAATTTATGATGGAAGAAAACAAAATTACATCACAGTTTGATTCTGATCCACTTATTAAACTTAAATCAAGAGAAGTTGATTTACGAGCTATGGAAAATGAACGTAAAAAACAAGAAGATGAAAACAGATTGGCTTTAGATAAAGCAAAAGCCATGATGGATCAAGGAATTCAAGAAGAAAAACTTGAACAAAACCAAAAATTAGCTAAATTAAGGGCTGGAGTCTCACTTGCAAAGATGGGAGTTCAACAAGCAAAGGTAAATTTTGGCAATAACTAGACAACAGATGGGAAAACAAATGACAAAAGGACAAAAAAAGGTTAAAAAGGTAATGCGAGAGTTTAAAAAAGGTGAATTAAACATTGGTAAGTCACCTAAAAAAGTGAAATCTCGCAAACAAGCAATTGCAATTGCGCTTTCGGAAGCGGGATTGTCTAAAAATAGGAAAAAACGATGAAAAAAGAAGTAGATATGAAAAAGTTCGTGAACAAAGACGGCTATGCAAAGGGTGGAATCCCTGTAGAGATGTCTAATCCGACTGAAACTCAGTCTGAAAAAGTTCAAGGACAAAAAAGAATGCTTAAAGAAAAACAAAGAACAGCTAAGTGGTACTAAATTATGTTTCCTTGGGGTTTATTAGGCCAAGGTATTAAAGCTGGTCTAGATATTTACAAAAACAAAAAAGCATCAGAAGTTGCCATGTCTGAAGCTGCATTGTTGCACGCGGAAAAAATGAAACGCGGTGAAATTGAATACACCGGTAAAGTATTTGAAAATCAAAAAAATGATTGGAAAGACGAATTCATTTTATTGACGCTATCAAGCCCTCTATTTTTATTAGCCTATAGCGTTTTTGCAGAAGATGCTGATATGGAGCAAAAATTAAACTTGTATTTTGAGAAATTACAAGGTATGCCTTGGTGGATAACTGGTTTATGGATTTCTGTGGTGGCTGCCGTATACGGAATTAAAGCAACCGATATTATTAACACAAAAAAAGGAAAATAATATGGCTGGAGTAGGAAAAGCACTAAGAGGATTTGGTAAAGCTTATAAAGTAAAAAGACAAAAACTTGTTGTAGGTGGAATTGTTAGAAAAATTGCTCAAGCAGCAAAATCTAAATCTGATTCAATGTTAAAAGTAAAACCTTTATCAGAGAGAAAAAAATTTGGTGAAAAACATGCAAAAGACATGAAAGAAGTCATGGAAATGAGAAAAGAAAATATCAAGACTCAACAACAACTTAATAAACAAAGAATGGAACTTGATATGGAAACAAAACCATTAGTAAGCAGTGTTAAAGACCAAATTAAAATAGCTAGAGAAGCTAAAGCTAAAAAAGCAAAACAATTAAAAAAAGATGCAACTTTTGTTGGTGGAGCAACTGGAGCTGGTGGAGCAACCATTGTTGGAATCAAAAAATACGAAGATAGTAAAAAAGAAAAGGAAAGAAAAAAATAGGAGATATATTATGGCTGGAGTAGGAAAAGCATTAAGAGGATTTGGTAGAGCTTACAAAGTGAAACGACAAAAACTTGTTGTAGGTGGAATTGCCAAAATTACTAAAGAAGCAGCAAGATCCAAAGCTGCGAAAAAAATAAAAGATATTGTAGAAAAGAAAACAAAAGAATACATAAAAAGTTTTGGTGAAACCAAAAACAAGATGATTAAAAAATATGGTCTTGAAAAAGACAAAGCTGCTATGGATAAACAAATAGAAAAAGCTAGAAAAGGAAAATCTTACAGTGAAATGACCAAAGGTGAAAGAGGAGAAGAAATGGATGCATTTTCAGCTTTTGATAAAAAATTCAAAAAAAAGATAGGCACTGAATCTGCTCACGATACAATGAAAAAAATGAGAGAAGAAGGTTTAAAAGGAGATATTCCTACAAGATATAGAAGATTTAGAGGTAAACGAGTTCCAGGCAAAACAGCTGAGGAACGATTAGAGTATATCAACAAAAAAATGATGGGGGACAATGATTAAAAAAATAAAACAAAAAGTATGTGAGTTAGTTTGTAAACTATTTGGTATTACACAATGTTTGTGTAGTCACGAATGTAACTGTAAAAAGGAGAAAAAATAATGAAGAAAAAAATACCCGCAGGTAAAAAAGGAAAAGGTATCAGGGCTTTAAAAGCCAAAGCTCCAAAGGTAGCTGCAAGAATGGGTTATAAAACAGCTGGAATAGTATCTAAAAGAAATAAAATATCTAAAGAAATGTTTAAAATAGCACAAGGTAAAAAGTAATGATGAAAGGCTATCATAAAACAAAAAAAGGAACCATGGCTAAAAAAGGTCTTTGGTATAATATTCAGCAAAAGAAAAAAAGAATTGCTGCAGGTTCAGGAGAAAAAATGAGAAAACCTGGAACGAAAGGTGCTCCAACCGCTAAAGCGATTAAGAAATCACAAGGTAAAAAATAATGGCAAGATCACCAGCTTGGCAAAGAAAAGAAGGTAAATCTAAATCAGGTGGACTCAATCGAAAAGGTATTGCATCGTATCGTGCAGCTAATCCTGGTTCTAAACTTTCTATGGCTGTTACAACCAAACCTTCTAAATTAAAGAAAGGTTCTAAGGCTGCAAATCGCAGAAAAAGCTTCTGCGCTAGAATGAGTGGAATGAAGAAGAGACTAACGTCAGCGAAAACCGCTAACGATCCCAATTCTAGGATTAATAAAAGTCTTAGAAAATGGAATTGTTAATGGACGATCCAATAACTATAATTTATAAATTACAAAAAAGACTTAGAAATACTCTTCAAAGTATTGGTGACACTATGATTAGTGGTGGTGTTGACAATATGGAAAAATACAAGTATTTATTAGGACAGGCGCATGCCATACAAATAACATTACAGGAAATCTCTAACCTGCTACAAGATAAGGAGCCAAACGAAGATGAACAACCAGACCTTTCAAACGTCGTCGCCGTCGACTTTAACGGAGACGGAAGTACCGAAGATTAAATTAGGACTTCAAGAAAAATATCAAGAAGAAAATAAACAAGAAGAAATTAAAAATATAGAACGTGATTCTAAAAGAATTGATCACGAAAATGTTTCCTCTATTGTAGATGAACTACCAGAACCATCTGGTTATCGATTATTAGTTTTACCCTTTACACCCAAAGAAAAAACTAAAGGCGGAATTTTAATTGCACAAGAGACATTAGATAAACTTAGAATTGCAGTGAACTGTGGTTATGTATTAAAAATAGGACCACTAGCATATGCAGATAAAGATAAGTTTGCAACCGGTCCGTGGTGCAAAAAAGGAGATTGGGTAATCTTTGCTAGATATGCTGGATCAAGATTACCAATAGAAGGTGGAGAAGTGCGAATACTAAACGATGATGAAGTTTTAGGAACTATTAAAGATCCTGAATCTGTATTACATCATATTTAACATAGGAGAGCACTATGCCAGAAGAAAAAAAACAAGACTTAATTGATGTCGGCGAAGAACAAGGAGCCGAGATTAATTTAGACGAAAACAACGAGCAAATAAAAGAACCCGTTGTAGAAGAAAAGTTAGAAGTTGAACAAGTTGATGAACAACCTGTTGAAACAAAAACTGAAAATCAAGAAGAAAAAAAGAAAGATAAAGAGGAAGAGTTAAAAGAATACAGCGAGGGCGTTCAAAAACGTATTGCTAAATTAACTCGTAAAATGAGAGAAGCCGAAAGGCAAAAAGAAGAAGCAATTGCTTATGCACAAGCTGAACTGTATAAGAGACAAGAATATGAAAAAAGATATTCTAAACTCGACCAGTCTTATGTTTCTGAATTTGAAACAAGAGTTAAAACAAATACAGAAGCTGTAAGAGCAATATTAAGAAAAGCTATTGAAGATAATGATGTAGATGCACAAGTCGCAGCACAAGAAAAACTAGCTCAATTAAATGCAGATGCTTCTAGATTATCTATCTTAAAAGCAGCTCATGAAGAACAAAGGTCACAAAAAGAAGTAAATATAACACCTCAACAGTATTATAAAGAGGGTTATGCTTATAATGGTTATGAATTACCTGAAGGAGTTAAAACAGATGCTAAAGCAGAGGCTTGGGCAGCTAAAAACTCTTGGTTTGGTAATGATTCAGCCATGACTTATACGGCTTTTGATATACATAAAAAACTAGTTGAGGAAGAAGGTTTTGACCCTCAATCTGACGAATACTATGTTGAAATTGATAAAAGAATAAAGGTTGAATTTCCGCATAAATTTGGTAAGATTGAAGGACAAGTAACAGAAAGAGCAAAACCTGCTCAAACTGTTGCATCCGCTAATCGTCCAAGCACGACAGGACGCAGAAAAACTGTGAAACTCACACCTTCACAGGTAGCAATTGCTAAAAGATTAGGTGTGCCACTCGAAGAATACGCAAAACAATTAACCGCGAAGGAGGTATAAGCGTAATGGAAAAAGATAATGATATAAAAACTTCTCGCGCGAGTCAGACAAGAGTGAAGTCAAATAGACCTCAAACTTGGACTCCCCCGTCATCACTTGATGCACCACCTGCGCCTGATGGATTCAGACACAGATGGATAAGAGCTGAGACTATGGGCTTTGATGATACAAAGAACATGTCAGGCAAGATCAGATCAGGATGGGAACTCGTGAGAGCAGACCAATATCCTGAAACGGATTATCCAACTGTGAAAGAAGGCAAATATGCAGGAGTCATAGGGGTTGGCGGCCTATTGCTGGCTAGGATACCAGAAGAGATCGCGAAATCTAGGGAAGCTTATTTTAATAAGCAAACCAAAGATAGAGATGAAGCAGTTAACAACGATCTCATGAAGGAACAGCATCCAAGTATGCCTATCAATAGTGATAGACAAACTCGTGTAACCTTCGGTGGTTCAAAGAAATAATCTTTTGGTAATTTCTAAGACTACCGATCAACTTAAAATAGGAGAAAAAAACTATGGCAAATAAAGATGCCGCTTTTGGTTTAAGACCTATAGGCAAAGTTGGTCAAAATGCAGACAACCAAGGTCTATCTGAATATTTAATTGCAGATGCTTATGCAACTTCTATATTCCAAGGTGACCTAGTAACTGCTGTGAACGGCGGTACCGTTGAAGTAATCGATGATGCAACCACAACTAACATTTTGGGTGTATTCTGGGGAACTTTTATTACAAAAGATCCAACTTCTGGTAAACCAAGGTTCGCGAACTACTACAGTTCGACTGACGTTGCTTCTGGTGAAGAAATCAGAGCATTTGTATATGACGATCCTTTCGCAAGGTTCGAAATCCAAGCTGATGGTACGGCTAATGGTCAAGGCGATGTGTTTGCAAACGCAAACATCGTATACGGATCACCAAGCACGATCAACGGCGTATCAAAAACTGAACTTGCTACAGCGACAATTGCGTCCGCTACAGCAGTACAATTAAGAATTATGGGCGTATCTAAAGATATCGAGAACAGTGATATCGCTAGTGCGAACGTTAACTTTGTGGTTAACATCCCAGGTCACTTGTACAGAAGTTCATCACAGGTCAACAGTTAATAAGGAGATATAAATTATGGCTATATCAAGACAACAGCTAGTTAAAGAACTAGAGCCAGGTTTAAATGCTTTATTTGGCCTGGAATACAGACGATATGAGAACGAGCACGCAGAAATTTTCGATTCAGAAAATTCAGACAGAGCTTTTGAAGAAGAAGTAATGTTATCTGGATTCGCGAATGCTGCCGTGAAACCTGAAGGTTCTGGAGTGTCTTATGACAATGCTCAAGAAACTTTCACTTCTCGTTACACTCACGAAACAATCGCTTTAGCGTTTGCGATCACTGAAGAAGCGATCGAAGACAACTTGTATGATAGACTTGCGTCTAGATACACAAAAGCATTAGCTAGATCTATGGCTAATACTAAGCAAGTTAAAGCGGCTAACGTATTGAACAACGCGTTTAATACAAACTACCCTGGTGGAGATGGAAAAGAGCTTTTAGCTACAAACCATCCTACAATTGCTGGTACTTTCTCGAATGAGTTAGCAACTTCTGCTGACTTAAACGAAACATCTTTGGAGCAATCATTAATTGATATTGCTGCATTCACAGATGAAAGAGGTTTGAAAGTTGCTGCAAGAGGAATGAAATTAATCATCCCAAGTGAATTACAATTCACAGCGGAAAGATTAATGAAGTCTTCAGGTAGAGTTGGAACAGCAGATAACGATGTAAATGCAGTCGTGTCTATGGGAATGATCCCTCAAGGTTATGTAGTAAACCACTACTTAACTGACACAGATGCGTTCTTCATCAAAACTGATGTGCCAAACGGACTTAAAATGTTCGTAAGATCACCTATCAAAACTTCAATGGAAGGTGATTTTGATACTGGTAACGTAAGATATAAAGCTAGAGAAAGATACAGCTTCGGTTGGTCTGATCCTAGAGGTATCTTCGGTTCGCCAGGCGCGTAATCGAATCTAAATATAGGGCGGGCTTGACTCGCCCTATATTTTTTGTTAAAAGTGGTTAAGAGAAGATGAGAGAAAGAATAGGATTATTTGTAGCAACCCCCGTCCACGGTCAAGTGTCCATGCACTATACTTCCGCGTGCCTCAATCTACAGGAAACTTGTTTTCAACAAGGCATTCCCATTACGTTTTGCTTACAACAAGATTCAGTTTTAACACAAAATAGAAATCGTTGTGTGGCTCAGTTTTTAAAAACTGATGCAACCTTTACTCATTTTTTATTTATTGATTCTGATATTTATTTTCATCCTCAATCCATTTTACAAATGATCGCCGTAGACCGAGAAGTCATTTCCATGCCTTATCCACAAAAACATATTAATTATGAAGCGATGTTTGAACAAGTCAAAGAAGGAAAAATTAAAAGCGCTGAAGATTTGAGAACCGCAGGTTATCAATATCCGGTAAAAGTAAAAAATGATCAATCGATTTTAGATAAACATGGAGTGATGGAAATTTCTCATGCCCCTACAGGTACTTTGTTAATTCAACGTCATGTCTTTCATAAACTGATTCATGCCTATCCTGAATTAAAAATTAAAGGCAATGTTAAAGAACCTTATTATAATTTTTTTGATTTTTATCATGATAAAAAAAGCCAAAGTTATTATGGAGAAGATTTTGGTTTTTCCAAACTATGGTCTGATTTGGGTGGAAAAATTTATGCCTATATTATGGATGAAGTGGCTCATATTGGAGACCATATTTACTATGGTAAAATGTATGATAATTTAAGTTATAGGAGACCGATCAAGGATGAAGAAGTATCTAATTAAAATTTATACCAAACATTTACAGACAAAATTTTTTATTTACCCAGATCATGAAATTACAGACATACAAGATATACATCAATATGTTATTGACAATCTAGGAAAAAATGGTATAGAATGGGAGCCTAATCGGCTGAAATTTACTGGCGGATTTTATATAACCTATGAGGAGGTTAACGATGGCAAACAACACGATGTTACTCTTCGCAAAGAAGATACAGCTTGAGTCCAAATGGAACGAAATGTATCTTTCTAATAATGGCAAGATAACAACTGATATGCTACAATTAGGGGATGAGATCAAAACGGTTATTCGATCTATCCTGAAAGCACAAGAAGACGATGTTCATAATTATGCTAATTCTAATGATTATGAAATACATCAATTTGCTGGCTAATTAGTAGTTAACATGGAATAAAAAGTGTGTTTAGACTAAGGGATACCTTGCACTTCTCCATAATTTTCTATATATTATAATCACTATACAATTATTTAGAATACTGACGAGTATAGTCGACGGCCTAGAGACAGTATTCTATAAACTAGGAGGATAATAACATGGCAAACAAAACAACTTTCACTGGATTCGTTAGATCGAACGGTGGAGACAATTCAAGAACAACTTATGCTGGTTCTGTACCTATGCAGGCTCAATTTTATTTTGATCCTACTGCAGTGGCAGGAACTGATGTACAAGTATCATCAACTGATACAAGCAAAGTTATTCTTCCAAAAAATGCAGTAATCACTGGAATCACTTTTACTGGTGCAGCAACAGGTGGTTCTAGCCCAACTATTGATATGGGTTACACTGATT